TTGCCCTGGACGCGGCCATGGATCTTCTTGATGCCGTCCACGGCGCGCTTCTTGAACTCGTCCAGATGGGCGACCAACAGTCCTCTCGTTTGGCTGCCCTGAGCCTCTACGCAAACGAAACCGCTCAAGCCCTGGTGCGCTCGGTGATTGAGGGCAAGGAGGTGCCAGATGCGTAAGCACATTTCCGAAGGCAAGTTGCTGGCGGATCAGGTTGAGGCCGACCTGCTCGCTATCTATGCGCTGTCTGCGGCGATTCGTGATGACCGGGCGCACGAGGGCTGCAACCCGCCGCCACGTCTTGATGCTGAGCAACAGGACGCTATCCATCATGCGATCTGCCGGCTGAGTCACTTTGGCCTTCGCGCTTTCCATGACCTGCTGAATGAGCTGGAGGTGCCGGCATGAGCACGAAGATGATTCACCCCTGGCAATCGGTAATGCAATTGGCCGATGACCACTGGCACGGTTACCGGCCGCCAGCGATTGAAGAACTGCGCGCGGCTGCAAAGGGGTGCGCAGAACTTCAGTTCGTCATCGGCGATGGCCTGGGCGCGCTCAATGCTCTGCTCATCCACTTCGATGACGACCTTCGAGCGAGCGAGGGTATGTCACTCGCGCGCCTTCTTGCTTGCCTCGCCGAACTTCAGTTCACCTTGCGCCTGTTCGAGGCAGACACCCTCTCTATCGTGGAGCAGTTCGCGAAGTCGCCGGAGGTGACCAATGCCCAATGAACTGATCGCAGCTGGCGACCTGTCCGCCACCATGACTAGCTTGGAGATTGCGGAGCTGACCGGGAAGCGCCACGACAATGTAATGGCCGACATCCGCAAGATGCTGGTCGAGCTGTACGCCGAGGGGGGTGTCCTGAAATTTCAGGACACCCAGCGCAACCCGCAGAATGGGCAGGAGTATCCCGTCTTCCGTCTGCCTCGCCGAGAAGTTGAGATTCTGGTCACTGGCTACAGCATCACGCTGCGCGCCAAGGTTATTGACCGCCTGCGCGAACTGGAGGCGCCGCGCTCACTTACTGCCGCCGAGCAGTTGCTGGCACACGTCCAGATCACTGTCGAACTGGAGCGCCGCCAGCAGCAAACCGAGCAGCAGGTAGCGGCCCTGGTCGAGACCGTGGGCGACATGGATCGCGCCCACCCATTGCTCGACTCTATCCCCAACGGCATGGAGAGCATCACCGCTATTCGCCAGCGGATCGGCAAGCTGTACGGCCTGCCGCCCCGCGTGATCGACGCCGTGGTGCGCGAGATGCCACACAGCCCCAGGCCGTTCGCCATGGTGCGCAGCAAGCACGAGGAACTGAACGCCCGCCCGTTTGCAGTCTGGTCGAAGGCCGAGATAACCCGCGTGTTCGAGCGCTTCGCCCTGGGCTGCACCTTCGTGACCAAGCACCGAGCCACTCACCCTGACTTCCTGGGCGGCGCCGAGCGCTTCCAGATGCGCGGCGAGCCGGCCGGGGAGGCGTCCAATGGATGACCGCAAGCCGCTGCCGAGAACCGGTGACGATATGGATCTGCCTGCTGGCAAGACCTGCGCTGACTGCGCCCACTGCCGGCGCTGCACAGCGATGTTCGGCCATATCCCGGCTGACGAGTCCTGTGACTGGTCTCCATCTCGATTCACGCCGAAGCGTGCGGAGGTGACGCCATGACCGTGCGCCGAGAAGCCCCGGGCTCGCCCGTGACCTGCGGCCCCGGGCTGCCGGTGATCGCCGGCCCCTGGCCCACCTATCAACAATTCCGGCACCTGCCGGAGCGCGAACGCTGGGTGCTGTACGGCTCGGCCAAGGCCTACCGCGAGGCCCTGGAGGGGCAGGGGTTCGTCATGGCTGAGACCTACGGCGAGTTCATCAAGCGCGTGACCGAGGAGCTGAACATCTGATGGCCCGGATTCGCTCTATCAAGCCCGAATTTTGGACGAGCGAGCAGGTAATGGAGTGCCAGCCGCTGGCCAGGTTGCTGTTCATCGGGCTGTGGAACTTCTGCGACGACGCGGGCAATCACCCGGACGCCGAGAAGACCATAAAGGCCCTGATCTTTCCTGGCGATGACATTGATTCGCCGACCGTTCGACGACTACTCGACGAGCTGTCGGCGCATGGTCTTCTGTCGTTCTACGAGCACGAGGGTAAGCGTTACCTGCATGTGAGCGGATGGAAGCACCAGAAGATCGACAAGCCGACAGTGAAGTACCCACCGTTTTCAGAACCCCCTGCGATACCCGACGAAGTCACGGGGGGTTCAGGTCATGTTGTCGACGAGGACTCGCCGAGTGGTAGTCGAGGCCTCACCCCCGGAAGGGGAGAGGATAGGGAGAGGAAGGGGAAAGGGAAAGGAAAGAGCAAAAGCAGTACGCCACCCAAGGGTGTCGGCACCACGGTGAGCGCAGAACTGATGGCTGAGTCTGTGCCAGGTCTTTCGCTGGACGTTGCTCGTGACTACCTGGCTCACCGGAAGGCCAAGCGCGCCCCGCTCACCCCCAGAGCGTGGAAGGGGATCGCGAACACCTTGGCCCAGGCCGGGCAGTTGGGCATCACGCCCGATGCCGCCATGGCCAAGGCCATTGAGCGCGGATGGACGGGCCTCGAGATCGAGTGGCTTCGAAACGCCGGAATGATTTCCGGGGCTCCGCCTGCAGGCCGACCTGGATCGCTACTGACTGACCTGCCGCATCACGCCGCCGAAGATTACGAGGACAACGCCAATGTCAAATTCTAAGTTCCTGTTCAGCCCTGCCCCCCGCACCCGCTTCGTCGGTACTCGTGCCCCTACCTGTCCGGCTGGGCGGCATCCTGACTATGCCCCGCACGAGGTCGAGCAGTTCGACGGCACCTGGCTGCCGGCGCCTTGCGTGGCCTGCCAGTGGGAGGCAATACACAACACGCCAGCCAGCGAGCCGGGCCGCGAAGAAGCCCTGGCCGAGTTTCAGGCAGCCTCGTTGAATCGCCGCCTGTTCGCCACCGGCATCACACCTCGTTACCGGGGGTGCACATTCGACACTTTCACCGCCAGTACGCAGCCCCAGGAACGCGCGCTGGCGGCCTGCCGTGAGTACGCCGAGGTGTTCGCCGATCACCTGAAGATTGGTCGCGGGCTGATCCTGCTGGGCAACGTGGGTACCGGCAAGACGCACCTGGCCTGCGCCATCGTTCAGCACGCCGTGCGCGAGTTCGAGGCCTGGGCAGTCGTCACCAGTGCCGCCGAGATCTGCCGGGTCATGAAGGGCAGCTTTGGCAAGGGGGCGACTTACACCGAACTGGGCGTGCTCGAGGAGCTGGCCGGTCCCGATTTGCTGGTGATCGACGAAATCGGTGTGCAATCGGCCAGTGACTTCTCTCCGGGCGTGCTCAGCGATGTGATCGACCGCCGTTATCAGCACTTGCGTCCGACCATTCTGGTGAGCAATCGCACGGCGATGGAACTGTCGAGGTTCGTCGGCGACCGTGCTGTGGATCGGATGCGCCAGGGTGGTGGCCGCGCCATTGGCTTTCACTGGGAATCGGCGCGGAGTGACGCATGACCTACGACGACATGCAACTTGAGCCGGTACCCGAATCGCGCCTGTACAGCCACGAGTCTGAGTACGCCGTGATTGGTTCGATGATCAAGCAGCCGGACCTGATCGACGAGCTGAGCGCAAATCTGGAGCGCAATGACTTCCACCACCCAGCCTGTGCCGAGGTGTTCGAAGTTGTCTTGGCCTGCCACCGCCGGTCCATTCCGGTGGATATCGTGACCATTGCCGAGGCCAGGCCAAGCTTGGCTGACGGTCAGCGGATGCTGGCGGTTGCCGCGACCATGATGGAAAACACCCCCAGCACGGCGAATGCGGCTGTCTACGCACGTGAGGTGCGCCGCCGCGCTGTGGCTCGCCGGGTGGTGATGGCCGCCCAGTCGATGATCGAGAGCCTTCAGGACGGCGAGGCGCTCGACGAGGTGCTTGCCAGGGGGCAGCAGGCTTGGCTTTCGCTCGAGGCCGAAGGCATGGACACGTCACGTCGCTATCGTTTCGTTGGCGAGATCCTGCCGGAGGCGATCGACACGGTGGACAGTCGTTTCAACCGCCAGTCCATCCTGGGTTATGACACCGGTCTGCCGTCCCTTGACCACTACGTCACGCTCAGCCCGGGGCGGATGATCGTCATTGCCGGCGCGCCAGGCAGCGGCAAGACCACGCTCGGGCTTGGACTGGCCGAGCGCGTGGCCGTGCACCACAAGGTCACCTCGCTGGTGTTCTCGTTCGAGATGGAGGATGACGAGCTGGTCTATCGCTCGATTGCCTCGGTTGGCCAGGTGCCGCTGAAGCACCTGACCGAAGGCCACTCGATGACCGACGACGACTGGCCTCGCATGACGGCGGCCGTCCAGAAGCTCATGGATGCGCCGCTGGCCCTCTGCGACGACGCCTCGCTGACGATGAAGGATATTCGCCAGATCGGCCGGACGGTGAAGCGTGCGCACGGCCTTGGCGCCGTGGTACTGGACTATATCGGCCTGATTCCTGGCGAAGGCTCTGGCAGTCGCTATGAGCAGGTCAGCGCGATCAGCAAGGCGCTGAAGCGGCTGGCCAAGGAGCTGGGCGTGCCCTTCATCGTGCTGGCCCAGCTGAACCGCGCACCGAATGCCCGTGGCAACAAGCGACCCACCAAGTCGGATCTGCGCGACTCCGGCCAGATCGAGGCTGATGCCGACGTGGTGGTGCTGGTGCACCGTGACGACGAGTCGGATGCGGGCAAGGCAGGGGTCACAGAGCTGATCGTGGACAAGAACCGCCACGGGCCGAAGGGGAGTTGCTACGTGCAGCACCAGGGCGCCTTCCACCGCTTCGCCGAACTGCAGGCTGGCTATCACTTCGAGGAGGACGAGCATGAGGAGAGCGGCCGTCCATTTGCCGGGCGCAGTTACGGCAAGGGGAGGGCAAGCGCATGAACCACGCACGCAAGAACCAGCCCCTGGTCCTACCGGATGACTTGGCCGAAGCCCAGTTGCTGATGGAGCGCCTGAGCGCCGACTGCACGCGGGTGCGCGGCCAGATCGACGCCGCTAAAGCTGAGCGACAGGCCACTGGGCGCTATGCCGACCCGAACTGGTTCCATCGGGTGAGCACTGCGCTTCGCTGGATGAACCGTGATCGACAGCGCCTGCAGGATCACATTGCCGCGCTTCGTCGGCGTGCCGGTGCTGGGCACGACCAGGCACTGATCAAGCGGCTGCGCGTGCTGGTTGGTGAGGAAGCTTTCGAGGCGTGCCGGCAGCTTGCTGCCCACGACGAGGTTGGCGGCCATGGGTGACCTGACGATGCGCACCGTACGGACACAGTTCACCGATGCCGAGATCCGCGCCCAGGCCGCGCACGAGGATGTGCGCGACCTTCGAGACATGCGTTACCCCTCGCTTCGCTTCCGGTTCGGCCGGGATCGTCAGAAAGGCACCTGGCACGTCGTTCTCGGTGCGAAGTGGCACAAGGTAGGGCGCTGGCCTGGCCTCACCGCAAAAGCGGCGATAGGGGCTCTGCCGGCGGTTACAGCGCGTCTCGCTGCCGATCCTGCTGCGTCGGCATCGGCCGGCGCCTTTCGCACGCTGGGTGAGGTGCTGGAGTGGCATCTGGAACGACAGGAGCGTAACCGCTCGCTGTCTACGAAGCGCAAGGCGGGGATCAAGTCGATGATCACCCGGCACCTTGTCCCGAGCCTGAAGGGCGTCACGCTGCTGGAGACGAACAAGGCCACCCTGGACCGCGTGCTGTTCTGGCCGATGCAGGAGGCCTACGCCGCCGGCTACGTCCGCCAGGCCTATGGGGTGCTCGTCAGTGCTTTGCGCCGTGCGCACCGGCTGGGGCTGGTCACGCATAACCCGATGGGCAGCATGCGCTTTCCTGACTTCGTGCAGGAGCGGATCGTGGCGAAAGAAGCGAGCCTTCGTCCGACTGACTTGCCGGCGTTGCTGCCATGCCTGCAGGAGCACCACGAGCGCGACCCGGGCGCCACGCTGCTGGCCTTGCTGATGCTCTGCCATGGCACCCGCGTCGGGGAGACCCGGCAGGCGAAGTGGCGGCATGTGCTGCTGAAGGATCGCCGTTGGATCATCCCGGCAGTGGCGGCCAAGTCTCGTGCCGAGCATGTGTTGCCGTTGACGGATCAGGTGGCGGCGTTGCTGGAGGCGCACCTTGAGCGGCAGCGCGCCCGAGGCATCGAGTCGGTTTATCTGTTCCCAGGCCGCGCAGGCAAGCCGCTGTCGGAGAAGCAAGCCAACGAGGTGTTCGTGCGTCTGGGTGGCGATCAGTGGCGCAGTCACGCCCTGCGCAAGCTGGCCCGCACCTGCTGGACGGAGCTGGGCGTTGACCACCTGATCGGCGAGCTGCTGCTGAACCACGCCATCAAGGGCGTGCAGGCCGCCTACATCCAGACCACGGCTCAGGACAAGAAGCGCGAGGCCCTGGAGCTGTGGCACGGGCATCTAGACAGCCATGGCTTTGCCTCGATTCACACCATGACATTTGCGAGACCGCAGGTGGAACGCACCGCCGACGAGGCCGCACAGCGCGCAGGTTCTGGCGCTTTTCCGCTTCCACAGGAGCGGAGGTTGCAAAACGACATTTCGGGGCCGGATGCCGGTGCCCAGGATCAGCAGTCGGCCGGCGCCGACGAAGGGGGAAACGATGAGTAATCGAACCGCGGGCCTGCCCCGCAAGTGCATGAGCGAGGTGGAGCGCCGCTTCCTCAAGATCGCCGGTCAGGAACTGGCGAAGGTTCAGGTTGGTGGCGCTGCAGCTATGGCTGTGCTGCTGGAGATGGTGGCGAGCTGGCACGGGAACCGACGCGACATTGGGTTTCACGACTTCGGGCAGCTCTGGCTGCAGGAGGGCAACTGCGCCAATAAGGCGACGGCCACCATCCTGAAAGACCTGTTTGGCGTCGGCGATCCAGAGCCGACCCCTCGTCGTATCGGGAGGGCTGCATGACGGTCTACAAGGATGCCGGTCACTGCATCGGCCGGGTGATGTCCATCGAGATGCACGACGGCACCGCGAAGGCGCCATGGCAGCGGAAGTACCAGGCCGGCTTCGAGGGTATCGTGGCGGAGTCGGTCAGCGACGGCTTGTCACCGGAGGAGCGCACCACACAGGACGCAATGACACGATCGATGCTCAAGCGGTCACTGCCTCCCGTGCAGTGGCATGCCTTGGTGGCGAAGTTCTCTATCAACGAGAACGAGGTGAGAGAGTCGGCCAGCTACCTGACAATCAACGTCGTGACCCCCGCGCACCACTTGTTCCGGACCAAGTGCGTCATGGCCTGGGTGGTTCCGGAACGCCGTAAACGGTTGCCGACGGCGTTCTACCAGATCCACACCTGGGACGCAGACGGGACGCCTGACAGGACATTGCGGCGCTGGAGGTCGATCACCAAGCGTTGGCTTGACGATCAGGTCAACGCCGCGCACGTGACGGTCGAGGCGCTGCTCGAGCAGAACGGTTTGTTGCTTGATCACACCGCTTGACAGTGACCAAGTGACCGCGTAGTTTTCGAACCTGCGGTTTGGTGCGTGATCAGGTGCACGCCCAAGCAGGAAAGCCCGGCCATTGAGCCGGGCTTTTTCGTTTCCGGGCCATGCCCAACAGATGGCGCAGTTCTACGCCATCTCAATAGACTGGAGAATCACGCATGGCAGAG